CTGCATATTCGGACATGGGTTGTATTGTCAGGGTTCGCAACGGCAGGAACGACTGTTTCACTTCCGCCCGGATACGAGGATGCGCTGGCATTCAATCTGGCTATTCGCATTGCGCCGGAGTTCGAGAAAAAGGTATCTGGTGAAGTCGCGCAGATCGCAATCGAGACGAAAGGATCAATCAAGCGGCTCAATAATCGCCCGATCATGGCTTCTACCGGACTTTCGTTCGGCGGGCACCATCATAACATCCTGACTGACTCGCCGTGAGAGTTCCATTAGTCACCGAGATTGATTCACGCGACGGTTCAAGCAACCGCGATGAACGGCTGACTAATATGCTTGCGGAAAAGGATAGTGAGCTTATGGCGTGTGTTAGGCCGGGGCTGAATACATTGCTTGCTTCTAGCGGAGACGGCAACGGGCTTGTCTGTTTCAATTCTCAAATTGTGCATGTATTCGGGACTGCACTCAAGTTCGGTACGACTCCAACAAGCATTAGCACTGTAGTTGATGGTGAATACGACTTCGCGGTGATCCCATGAGACTCCCATTAGCCGGAAATATCAGCACTAAAGACGGCGCAAGCAACAAGAATGCGCGAATGGTTAATGTGCTTGCAGAGGAAAAGCAGGGGAAGACTATTGCTGCTGTGAGACCGGGACTGAATGCTTATGCAACCGCATCAGGAAATGGGAATGGTTTGATGTGTTTCGGTGGGGAATTGGTTAGCGTATTCGGAGCTAACATCGGAACGCCAAGTGGTGACGTAATAGAGCCAACAGAAACAATAACCACAATAAGCGGACACCACATTCTTACAGGAACAAAATTAAGCAACGGATTATATGTGTTGTGCGAGGGGCCAACCGGAGATTTAGGGGATATTTTTACTACCACTGACTTTTCAACATATACGATGAAAACTCCAGGGTATCAATATTTATTAGGGAAAATGGTGGGAAATGGAAGTGTGGCTGTTTGTTCATATTTTGATGATCTTGACGCAGAAAATTATGGTGTTGTGACGGTGAATACCTCTGGCACAACAACATTTACAGACATTGGGACATTTACACTTGCGCCTATATGCTATGGAAATGGGGTATTTGTTGCTGCTACGGGGAATTCAAAATTTGCCACATCATCCAATGGAACGAGTTGGACAGAGGGGACATTTTCATATCTACCGATAAGTGTGCTTTCAGGTCTTGAATGGAACGGGTCTAAGTATTGCTACATCTACACAACTGCGGTTGGTGGAAACCTGTACGCTAGGACATCTACAGACCTTGAAACATGGTCTAGCCCGGTATCCGTGTTTGATACCTCAGACTATTACAATGACACCGGGTACATGACAGTTGCAAATGGGTTCTTTGTGATCGTCATGAAAAACGGATGCGCGAGAAGCGAGGACGGGATCAATTGGACTGTTACAGGGCCATTTGAGTATGACTTCGACCCAAGGGCGATTACGTATAACGCAAGCGTGAATAAACTGTGCGCTGTTGGCAGCACGTATTATTTTAATGAGTCCCATGCGCGGTATTTTTCATTCAATGGCGGGCAAACATGGTTTCCAGATGATGGGACTTATTTAACACCAGACTTAGATACATACACTGGCGTTATTCCCAAAGACAATGATTTTGTGACATTCAGGAATGAGGCTACCAACAATGTCCAAGTTCTAACTGGTGTTGGATTTGGTATAACAAATATATCAGCAATTGAAGACAACCCTGTGGATTTTGCCTTTATACCATGAGCACTCTATTTCTAAAAACTAAGACCGCTGCTTACTACATGGTACTAAGCCCTAACCAGCTTTTGTACTCGCAACTGTTGAGCAATGCCGCATGGGTAGCAACAACCATGACTCTGACAGCAGGACAAACCGATCCTAGCGCAGGAACAGAGGCTTTCACGCTTACTGCGACAAGCTCAAATGCAACCCTGCTCCAATCTATTGCGCTGTCGGACAACTTGCAGCGCACGTTTTCAATCTACCTAAAGCGCAAGACGGGCACAGGAAATATCTCAATCACGGTAGACGGCGCGACTTACTCGGTTGAAACCACTACTGGATCATGGGCAAGATTCGACACTACGCTTACTGCATCAGGAACAGTAACCGCTGGCGTGAAGATTGCCACCAGCGGCGACGAGGTATATGCAGCATGGGCGCAACTGGAGGACGGCGATGCGGCGACTACGTACTCGGGGAACGTGGCAACGCGCTACACGGTGACGCAGGTAACTGACACAGACTATCCGGCCAACACAGTAAGAGGATGCGCTTACCTCGATGGCCGCATCTTTGTTATGACGCAAATAGGCGAGATTTACCAGTCTGGCATTGAAGACCCTGCAACATGGGCGGCATTGGACTTCATTCAGTCGCAGATTGACTCATACGCTGGCGTCTATATCGCACGGTATCAGGAATACATCGTAGCGATGAAAACCTATGGGACTGAGTTCTTCTACGACGCTGCGAACGCATCGCCAGGTTCCGTCTTGTCGCCAGTATCCAATATGTATATCAAAGTTGGTTGCGCCCATGAAAACTCTGTCAAGGAAATGATCGGGACGCTTGTATGGCTTGGGCAGACTCAGGACGGATTCGGGCGCGGGGTGTATCAGATTGAAGGCGCTCAGCCGAAGAAGATCAGCACGCCTCAGATTGACAAGATTCTTGATACTGACGACTTGGCTACCGTATATTCATGGACGGCAAAGGTAGGGGCGCATGTGCTGTACGGCCTGACGCTAGGAACCTCGGCGGTCACTCTTGTATATGACTTCACGACCGGTATATGGTCGTTCTTCACATATCTGGCCGTAAGTGGCAGCGCAACCGCACCGTCAGCCATTACGGCTGATGGCGCTGTAACGGATACGGCACATGGCTATTCAGACGGAGACATCATCAAGGTTTCCAGCACGAACGGCGACTTTAACGGATGGCATGTGGTTACTAACGTATCTACAAATGGGTATAACATTCAAGCCACAGGGACGGCCTTTAGCGGGACTGGCGCGGCTCAGAAATACACGGAAACGTACTTCCCTGTCATCGCCTCAACGGCTTGTGGTGGTCGCCAATGGATGCAGCACCCGACTTCCGGGGCGCTGTATGAGTTCGATCAAGACATTTACGCCGACGAGATAGGGGCTACTGCTGCTTGGATCAGGACTCCTAAAGTAGATGGCGGCAAGGCTGGATTCAAGACCATCGGATCAGCGGAGTTTATAGGTGACAAGATCGCGTCTTATGCTATGCTTAGATGGACGGACGACGACTATGTAACCTATTCAAAGTTCAGGACAATAGACTTGGACTTGGAACGTAGTAGGACTCGGAGATTGGGTAGATTGTCTCGCAGGGCATTTGAGATTTTGCACGTTAAGGATGCAAATTTTCGCATGGAAGCGTTGGAGATAGAAGGAGACTGATATGGCTAAGGGTGATAAGTTTGGTGGTGGTGGGCCAACCAATTACAGTGGATGGTCGCCAGAGGTAGCGTCTTATGTATCAAACATGGGGAATTGGCGAGCCTCTGCTGGTAATCCTGCTACATACGGTGATATTGGACATTATCAAGCAAATCAAAGCGCAGCCCAAGGAGAGAATCTATACAGGCAAAGACAGGCTATCGAATGGGCCAATCAGCAAAAAATGTCTGACCCTGCTTATTGGGCGCAAGCGTTCGGAATGAATATGGGCGGTGGCGGTGGTGGCGGTGATTACGGTTACAAGGATACTTCAGAGCCATATCGCACCAGACTGAATGCGCTGCTTGATAACCCTGATGCCATTGCGAATACTGGTGTATATAAATTTGCGCTCGGGCAAGGGCAGGAAGCGGTTAATCGCAACCTTGCGGCAAAGGGACTGCTCAAGAGTGGTAACAGGCTTTCAGAGCTTACCAAGTTTGGCCAAGGACTTGCTTCTCAGCAATACGGGCAAGAGGCAGATAGGCTTTCCAATATCCTAAACCAAACTAGGCAGGCGGATGTTAGCCGTTATTCTGCTGATACTGGAAGGTACTCGGCTGATGTACAAGGGCAGAATCAGCTTAAATCAATCATGATGCAAACCGCTATGAACCAAATGCAGAAGAACCAAGCTCCGCAATCATATCAAACTCCGGGCGGAATACTAACTAGGTGGTAATGCCATGACAACCATTAATCCAACCACAGATCAGCTATCCGAATGGATGGCGCAATACTATCCACCACAGCAGTCTAGTCGCCGTTTGTCTGAGTTGATGTTGTCGCCAGAAGAGCAACAAGCGTTGATGGCCGACTTGCAACAGACGCAAGACCCGGAGAATGCAGC